GCGCGACGCTCTAGTGACCCTACGTCACGGAGACGAACCGGGTCGAGTAGTCGAGCTGGGCATTGGTGGGGGGCACAATGGCGGCCAAGCCAGCCATGTCCCCCCGTCCTACACACTCCTCGGCAGCCAATTGGGCCTCCACCGAGACACCGTACATCCTAGCGAACAGGACGCGGGTGTCATTGGAGGGCATGAAGGCTGGGAGTGCAGCCTCGTCCGTCGGGACGGAGCGGTGGAATCCGTCATTTTCGAAACGAGGCACTGCTCCTCGGGTCAGGAGGAGGGCTCGACGCGCCATGACTCCGATGATGGGACACTGGGGGGTCTCATACACGGAGGAAAGGGCTTTGGCGCGGAGCAGCTGGTCCATGATCGGAGTGCCAGCCTGGATGAAGCTCTGGGTCCACCCGAACCCACACAGAAACTTGCGCGGGTCCTTGATGATCTCGCCACTTCCGGCGAAGATCATGCCACAGAAGGACGCCTCACAGGGATCGGCGACCTGGTCGACTTTAATCGTGAACCCCAGGTCCCGGTACAGGTCTGTGGTCAGGTGCGCTGGCGTCGCGAACAACCCGTCGTCGCCCTCGACATAGCCGGTAAGCTCGTGGCCCTGCTCCGAGGCAATGAACTTCGCCAGCATCAGGTTGGTGAATCCGTTGCCAAGGGAGGTGCACATGTCACCCGACATGCGCCGGCCCTTGATGGTCGCACGGGTGCCGGTGCGGGTGGACATGCGATTCGTGCCGCGGAGCGTGCGGTCAATGACCGTTGACAACTCGGGATAGTCGGTGAGGCAGTGACGATAGAGCTCGCACTCAACCGCGTCCAAAACCGCGGGTGTGAAGTGGCTCTCGAACGCCGTGAAGTCGGTCTGGTAGTAGCACTGGCCTGCCTGCCTCAGATCTGCTATCAGGGCGGGCCGGTCGGGGACCGGGTGGTGCTTGATGAACTCAGGGAGACGGTACACGGCGTCCTCGATTGCCTTGAATGCAGGGCCAGAGTACACCTTGAATGAGTCGCACCTCGAATTGATCATACGGGCGTTCTTCCACTCAACGTAAAACTCCGAC